ACACTAGAACAGGAAATAAAAGACCTGCTAAATAAGGTAAATGACGATGAATAAAACATTATTTGTACCCGATCATGTAAAGAAAAATATAGAAAAAGATAAAAAGGGTAAAATAGAACAAGCTTATGTAAAAGCAAATGAGAGATTTCTAGAACCAAGTAAGTTAGAATCAAGTGTTCTAGATAAATTACCAACTCCGACAGGTTGGAGAATATTAATACTTCCCTATCAAGGTCAAAAACAAACAACAGGTGGAATTATGTTACCTGATGAGGTGCGTGAGCGTGAAGCTTTAGCAACTGTTTGTGGGTATGTATTAAAGATTGGTCCTTTAGCTTTTAAAGATGAGAGTAAATTTGGAGACACAGGAGCTTGGTGTAAAGAAAAAGATTGGGTTTTATTTGGGAGATATGCAGGAAGTCGTTTTAAAATCGAAGGTGGAGAAGTACGAATATTAAATGACGATGAAATTATCGCACGTATTTCAAATCCTGAAGATATATTACACGTTTAACTAATCATGGAGTGATTCATGCCAGAGGCAGTAAAAGAAAAAGAAGACCAAGAAAACAACGAATTAGAAGTTGAAGTTCTTGATAATGAAGAAAAAGAACAACCTGTAGAGGTACAAACTGAGCAGGAAGTTAAAGAAGAACCTAAACAAGCATCAGAAGATGAGCTTGAAAATTATAGCGAAAGTGTTAAAAAACGAATCAGTAAGCTTACAGCTAAAATGCGAGAAGCTGAACGTCGTGAACAAGCAGCACTTCAATATGCACAATCTGCTAAACACGAGTTAGAGGAAAGTAAAAAACAAACACAATCCTTAGACCAAAGTTTTGTGCAGGAGTTTGAGAATAGGGTTAAATATCAAGATGAGTTTTACAAAAAACAACTTAAAGATGCTCTAGATCGTGGTGATTTGGATGCACAGGTTGAAGCTCAGGCAAAATTGACTGAGACAGCAACTCATGCTGAAAGACTTAAACAAGTAAAACAACAACAAGAAGCTCAAGCTCAATTAGCTCAGCAACAGCCTGTTCAACAGCGTATGCAACAACCACAAAGACAAGCACCAGATGCAAAAGCCCAAAATTGGGCAGCGAATAATCCTTGGTTTGGTGAAGATGAGCCAATGACATTGACTGCTTTTAGTATACATAAGCAGTTAACAGAACAAGAAGGCTACAGTGCTCAAAGTGATGACTACTACAGCGAGATAGATCGCCGTATGAGGGATTCTTTTCCTCATAAGTTTGGTAATACCTCTGTTCAAACAGGTCCTGTTGTAGCGTCTGCAAATCGGGCAGGAGCGAAAAAAGGTCGACAAAAAATACAATTAACGAAATCAGAGGTTGCAATTGCTGACAAACTTGGTGTATCAAGAGAACAGTATGCGAGACAAAAAGCTCGCATGATGAATACGTGAGGAGATAAAAAATGAATGACAGAACCCCACGCAACTCCCAAACAAGGGAAAAAAGTGTCCGTCCGACGCCTTGGAAACCTCCATCTCAGTTGGATGCTCCACCACCACCTAAAGGATTTGTTCATCGGTGGGTCCGTGAATCAGTCATGGGATTTGATGACAAAAAGAACCTTTCTGCTCGGCTACGCGAAGGCTTTGAATTAGTTCGTGCTGATGAGTACCCCGATTTTGAAGCTCCAACCATCCAAGATGGTAAACATGCAGGTGTTATAGGAGTTGGTGGTTTAGTACTCGCAAGGATTCCTGAAGAAACTGTTAGTCAACGTAAAAGTTATTTTCAAGGTCAAACAAGAGACCAGATGACTGCTGTTGATAACGATTTAATGAGGGAACAACATCCGTCTATGCCTATTAGTAAACCTGATAGGCAATCTCGTGTAACCTTCGGAGGAGATAGATCCTCTGAATAAGATCTATAAAGGAGAAAAATTAAATGGCAAATACTGATTCGCCTTTTGGTTTGCGTCCCCATAATAAATTAGGATCTGCACCGAACGGAAATGGTTTGACTCCTTACAAAATCCAGATTCCTGGAGTTGCAGGATCATCAAGTGCTATATTTCAAGGCGACATGGTGATTCCGCTAACAAACGGATTGGTTGATGTAAGTGCAGCAGATGGTGGTTCGGTTGCAATCTTAGGTGTTATGGCAGGATGTCAATATACAAACTTGGATGGTAAACCTGTTTTTGATAACAACTATCCAGGAACTGCGTCACTTAAATCTGGCACAGAAGCAACTGTTTTTGTATACGACGACCCAATGCAAGTATACGAATGTCAGGGCGACGCTAGTGTGACAAATTTAGCAACAGCGACAGCTTTAATCCATTCTAATGCTGAAGGAACAGGATTTGGTTCACAGACTGGATCCACAGGCATATCTGCAGGTGAGATATCAATCGCATCAGCAGGTGCAACGACAGCAACAGATAACTTCCGAATCGTTGGTATAAAAGATGTTGAGGGAATAGATTATGCTTCTGCAGGAGTAGTATTTCTTGTAAAGCTAAACTTACCTTTCCATCTCGATTCCACAGGCTTATAAGGAGAATAAGATATGGCTATAGCAAGATCCCAACTCCTTAAAGAACTTGAACCAGGATTAAATGCCTTGTTCGGTTTGGAGTACGATAGGTATGATAATGAACATGCCGAAATTTTTGAAACCGAATCTTCAGATCGTGCATTTGAAGAAGAAGTAATGTTGTCAGGCTTCGGAGCTGCTCCTGTCAAAGGAGAAGGTCAAGCAGTATCATTTGATATTTCTAATGAAGCTTACACAGCACGTTATACACACGAAACAATAGCATTAGCGTTTGCGATTACAGAAGAGGCTGTAGAGGATAATCTTTACGACCGATTAAGTTCTCGTTACACTCGTGCTCTTGCTCGTTCTATGGCGAATACAAAACAAGTCAAAGCAGCAGCAATACTCAATAATGCTTTTGATAGTACAGTTACCTATGGTGATGGAAAAGAGCTTTGTGCTACAGACCACCCAACTGTAGGTGGAGGTAATTTCAGAAACGAGTTGACAACAGCAGCTGATTTGAATGAAACTTCATTAGAGCAGTCATTAATTGATATCGCAGCTTTTATTGATGAGCGTGGTCTCAAAATTGCATTGCAAGGTAGAAAATTAATTATTCCATCAGCCTTACAGTTTGTAGCTGAAAGATTGATGGCAACTAATTTAAGACCTGCTACAGCAGATAATGACATAAACGCAATCCGCAGTATGGGAATGCTTCCAGAAGGTTATGTAGTAAATCACTTCTTAACTGATACAGATGCGTTCTTTATTAAAACGGATGCTCCAAATGGCTTTAAACATTTTGAGCGTAGCCCAATCAAAACATCTATGGAAGGTGATTTTGATACAGGTAACGTAAGATACAAAGCCAGAGAAAGATACAGTTTTGGTGTTTCTGACCCAAGATGTGTATTCGGTTCTCCAGGAGCTTAATTTAAACTTGAGGAGGGGATTAGTCCCCTCCTTTTAATTGTAATCTTTCTGACAGCGAAAGCTGACACTAGCCACGACAGGAGATTTTAAATGGCTGTACATTTTACTGGACCAATCCTCTTTGCAGGTAAAGATGGACAAAGACAATGGTTTGAAAACCTGCCAATAGACAGAAACCCTGATTATCTTGTTTACATGGATGATTTTACAGGGGTAACACTTGATGCAACAAATGACTGGACAGTTGTTAAAGATAGTTCAGCCTCAGCTGCAATTGCAGCAGACGTTGTCAATGGAGCTGTGACTTTAAGCTCACAAGCTACAACTGATAATGATGGAGCATCAATACAAGGAAACGAAATATTTGCCGTAAGTTCAGGTAGAGATATTTGGTTTGAAACGAAACTTACACCAACAGATGCTGAAGGCGATGCAATGGACATTTGTATTGGTTTGACTGTAAACTTTGCAACTAATCCAGAGGCAATGTTAACAGCAGCTGACAGAATAGTTTTTCAAGTAGATGATGGTGATAGTAATATTGATTGTGTAACCGAAAAAGACGGAACTGCTACAACAACAGATTCTGGAGTTGATATTGCAAGTGGTACAGCAGTCACACTTGGTTTCCATGTTAAAGG